TGTCGGCAACGCGCATGTGGGCATCGCGCATGTTGGCACCGCGCATGTCGGCACCGCGCATGTTGGCGTCGCGCATGTTGGCACCGCTCATGTCGGCATCGCGCATGTTGGCACCGCGCATGTTGGCATCGCGCATGTTGGCATCGCTCATGTCGGCACCGCGCATGTTGGCACCGCGCATGTTGGCACCGCTCATGTTGGCACCGCTCATGTCGGCATAACTCATGTTGGCACCGCTTTTAATTGCTTCCTCAACCGCCTCTTTGAAGGTTGGCTTTTCGGACTCATAGATCACTGCACCACTTAACCAGTTTAGTATTTTGATTGTTGCTTGTACTTTTTTCATGTCTTACTCCTTAGTTTAAATCCTTCCTATTAGCGAATATATCAGTATTTGTCCTGACATGCAAGTTATCTACTTCCGAGCCGTAAAGCTTTTTATAGTGCGCAACGTAGCTGGCAGGCGTTGATTTGTTCTTCCAGTTAAGATATACCCCTTTGACTGTAGAGCAGAACCTAAGCTGCTCAGGCGACGGCTCAAGCTCATTATTGAGGACAAGCCAAATCTGCTCCGCTTTCTCTGCTGATATAACTTTTCCTAGTCCATTGTTTAGGATGATGAAAGCCATAGTCTACTCTTCAACCTCTGCTTCATTATCAAGCATACTTGAGATAATCCCAGCTGCATCAGCCCTAGTTAGCTTATTCACGTCTGGTGGTGGTAACTTCCTACGCTTGTATAGTGTAAGTATAAGTGATCGCTGTTTCCACGATGCGCGCTCATTGGCTCTCCTTGGAACATAGATCGGTTTTAGTGGTTTATGATTGAACTCTGGAACTAAAGGCATAGGGCCTTCCTTCCTACTACTTAGGGTTGATGAGATTATCTACAAGCCGGTATCCTACAGTAACAATTAGTGGACTAATTCCCCGTTTACAGTGCGCTTCTGCTTCCAATTACTGTGGCTGGTGCCGTATATATAAGCTTTGTAAGAATCGGGTGAATTACTCATTTAGACAGGGCACCCGCTAACCTGAAAGCTTATATATATTGTTTCGCTTGTAAATGTATGTGCCAGTGTCTATAATTAAGAGCGAGTAAGACCAGCACCCCGCAAGGGGTGTTTTTCTATACTGTCACTGACGACATATTTGTTCTTGAGTAAGACCAAATAGTCTCTCTAAGTTAAGCACTAGCCGTGTTAGAAAGCAATGTATATCATCTTTCATGACAGGTGGTACAATAGAAGTCATGATAGAACCCAAACCCCGAATCAAACTAGAAGTACGACTAAAAGCAGAGGAAAAAGCTCACTTGTGGGCTGTAGCTAAGAAGCGCGGTGTTAAGGTGTCGCAGTTAGTTAGAGACCTTATTGCGGGTGTGGATAAGTAATAATGCGTGAACTGAAATTCAGAGCGTGGGCGCTGCGCCGTGATAACACGATGGGCTGGATATATTCTGAAGACGAGTCTAACCTTAGTCAGTACTTTGATTGGACTGAGGATTTTGAGCAAGAGCACTATACCAGCCGAAAAGATAAAAAAGGCAAAAAAATATACGAAGGCGATCTAGTACGTTGGGATGACGCTACTTGGCAGATAGTATTTGATGGAGCGCAAGGTTGGATGTTGCAAGCTATCCACTCCGATAACTACGATCCCAATGATATGCCTAACTTGTATATGCAATCAGTAATAGATAATCCTATTTTTACTAGAGTTGAAATCATCGGCAACACCCATGAGCATGGTTATCTCTTGGAGAAAGCCAATTCCTAAAGGAGTCAAAGGTTTCCAGATTGGACATGAGACTAGCTTAGAGACACGCTGCAAAATCGCCGACGCACTCCGTAATCAGGTCAGTTTTAATTGCGATAACTGTGGAGCCACAAGCAGTGATAAGCCTAGCTCCTACACCCGTAAGAAGCACCATTTCTGTTCCACGGCATGCTACTCACAGTTCAGAGCTACGAAGATGGAACCGCACGAGCAAAATAGCTGGCGCGGTGGCGTGACACGATATGAGGCGCACAAGCGTTGGGTAGCTAAGAATCCTAAACGCATGGCACATCTCAAGGCCAGACGCTATGCACGCGAGCGCGGAGCGGAAGGGAACCACACTTTAGAAGAATGGGAAGAACTCAAGGCACGTCTAAACAACTTATGTGCAAACTGTGGCGAAGCCAAACCCCTGACTAAAGATCACATCATGCCATTGTCGGAAGGCGGAAGCGACTACATATCGAACATCCAGCCACTATGCCGAAACTGCAATAGTCGTAAGTGGAAATTCATCCATGATAATCCGGAATTACTAAAACCATAAATAAAAGTCTTGACACTGTCATGACAATAGCCTAAACTAAGACCAGAATCGTTTATGGGCAATAGCTCGGACAACGGCTCGAAACTTAACAATTCGGCACTTCAGAAAACTAACGTAGAGCGCAGCAGCCCCGTCATCGCGGTGCCCACCCCCTCGGTGGCGGGATTCATGCGCTCTATACAAGTGGGTTGTACTTAGGTCTAGCTGCAATTATGACTAGGCGGCAATAATCCTTGCAAGTGAGCATACCTAGCGCTAGGCCTATGCTCAGCCCACTTACGATTGAGTGACTAAATCTAATAACAAGTTGACTCGAGGTAGATAGGATATAGGAAGCGACGCTTAGTTAGCTACGTACTTATGAAGACTATTCAGTGAAGGCAATAAACTGTTGCTGATGCACCCTTTCTTGTTATTAGAACCTTAGCTGCCAGTAGATCACAGAGAATATACTGCGATGATTGTATTCTGTGGAATCTCATGCAATGAGAGTTTGCTTGTACAGGTAAACAAAGTCGCATCTCACCATAATGAGTCTGCTTACTGGCAGCTAAGGTCACTCAATCATTAACTCAACTAGCGGTTCCCGCCAACGGGCGAGCCAATCTGCAGTACTAGGCTGGTTGGCGGAGATTGCTAGTTGAGTTAAAGGAGACAGAATGACAGATGATTTTATAGACCAAGAAGACTACGACCGCCAGGAAGCGGCCTACGATAACTACATAGACAACCAGATTGAACGCCAGCTCGAAGAACAAGCCGGGCTTTAATCACTACAAAAACCAAAAAAGGAAAAACAAATGCGAGTAGTACAAATACGTGAGAAACAGCCACCGGCTGAACCCTCACTTTTCAGAGAGACAATATCATTTTTCGCAGCCGCCGGATTGCTTGTAGCTTGCTACATAGTGTTCGCGGTTGCTTTCTAAATACAGGAGAGACTATGGAAGACACAGCAAAGGAATTTCCCGAAGAAGCAAGAGAGTACGCTGAAGCAAAGAGCCTAGAAGTGCAACAGCCAGTCGCAAAGCCTTTTACAATTCGCGACACGGACGCTACTAGCTTTCTTGACCCGAATTTGTACATACAGCTCAAGGCATTAGCACGAGATTTTATCAAATCACGCGCTATACCCGCTGTATGGGAAACTTCCGAGCAGGTGCTTGTAGGACTGCAAACGGGTGCTGAAATGGGTATGAAGCCTATGGAAGCAATGAACTCGCTTTATCCCGTGAATGGTGCAATAAACGTGTGGGGTAAGGCTACGACCCGACGGCTTAAAGAGCATGGTTGGAAAATCGAATACTCTAACGAGAGTCAGGAATCCTGCACCGCTACTGTCAGTAAAGGCAACGAATCATACACTGAAACGTATACCTTTAAGGAAGCTCAGGAATCAGGTTACACAACGCAGTTCAATAAATTCACCAAAGTCACTGAATTAAAAGTCGGCTGGAAGCCTGGAATGAACCGTAAAAAGAAATTACGCTACGGTGTCCTTTCTCTGATAATTTCAACCGAGATACCAGAAGTATTAGGGTCAGCTATGGGAATTGTGGAAGTATCAGATGACTACGATCTGGGAACAAACAAAGACCCTGCCGTACTCGACGCAGGTGACAAAGTAAAACAAATCGCGGGAGCTTACAAAAATGCTAGCCAAGATTAGTGAACACGAACAAGGTACGCCCGAGTGGAAAAAAGACCGTATAGGCTACGCCACCGCAAGTAACGTCGCGCTTATCATGGCGAAAGGGGCAGGCGCTACGCGCACAAACTACATGGTCAAGATGATGTGCGAAATGCTATCAGGCGAGCCGGCAGTAGGCTTCAAGTCAAAGTATATGCAGGCTGGCAACGACAATGAGCCGATTGCACGCGAGATTTACCAGGAAATTACGGGTAGAGAGGTTGTGCAGCGAGGCTTTGCCTACATCGAAGCCGAGAAGCTTGGCGCGTCTGTGGATGGTGACGTTGAAGCAGACGGCTTGCTAGAGATTAAAAACGTCATCCCTGCTGAGCAAGTGCGGCTACTCACCACTGGCAAGATCAAGGACGCCTACATAAAACAAATGCAAACGCAAATGTACGTCCGTGAGAAAGCGTGGTGTGACTTCACTAGCGTCAGCTTAGGCGATGAAGAAAATGGCGAGCTGCCCGACAAATATAAAGTTAAGATCATTCGAGTAATGCGCGATGACTCCATGATACAAACTATCAGGCACGAGGTGGCCTTTTTCCACCACGATTTACAAGAAATGATTAAGAAGTTAGAGGGAGTAAAGTAGTGTCAGACAATCAACTACAGGTAATTTTAGCAGAGCAGAATGTCCCTAAAGAGAATGCACAGTTATTGCTTACGGCTTTCGGTGCGCCATTTGAAGAGGCTGGAAAAATCCTAGCCGAATACCAGACCATTGTTGTTACTGAAGAAGACCAATTTGATTTAATGGCTGAGGCTCGTAACAAGCGCCTATCACTCAAAAACATTCGTGTTGACGTAGAGAAAAAGCGCAAAGAACTGAAAGAGGACAGTCTGCGTACTGGTCGGGCTATCGACAGCGTCGCTAAGTTTGTTAAAGAGATCATTGAGCCAGCTGAGAAATATCTGGAAACGCAAGAGAAGTTTGCAGAGATACGCCAAGCTGAGCGTGCTGCAAAGGTAAAAGCCGAGCGCATTGAAAAGCTTATGCAGTACACTAGCGACCTTTCGCTGTACAACATGGATGCAATCACCGACGAGCAGTTTAATACCTTACTGGAATCTCTTGAGTATCAACACGAGATCGAGCTTGCTGAGCAAAAGCGTATCGAAGACGAGTATATTGCAAAAGAGAAAGCCGAAGCTGAAGAGCAAGAGCGTGTCCGTGCTGAAAATGCCAAACTCAAAAAGGAAGCTGAAGAGCGCGAGAAAAAAGCCGCGCAAGAGAAAGCCGCAGCCGATAAATTACTTGCAGAAGAACGTGCGAAGGCAGAGGCCGCACAAAAAGCCAAAGACGAAGAGCTACGTGTCGAACGTGAGAAAGCTGCTCAGATCGAGCGCGAGCGCGCCGCAGAACGTGAGGCCGCAGAACGTGAGCGAGCACAGCGTGAAGCTGAAGAAGCCAGAGCAAAAGCCGCTGAAGAGGAAAAACAGCGCCAAGCATTGCTAGCACCGGACAAAGAGAAACTACTCGCTCTAGCTGTCCTTATTGACCAGATCGAGCTACCGGCACTCTCTAGCAAATCAGCACAAGAGGTACTAAATCGGACCGAGGAATTTCTAGGCAAAGTCTCAACTTACATTCGAGGCAATGTAAAAGGTCTGTAATGAAGTTCAATACTGCCATTCAATCCGAGGCAGAGGCATCAGCAAACTATCTGATTGACCTGATCGACAAGAAGCAAATCGTTGAAGTAAAAAAGGTAAGCCCGAAACGGTCACTGAACCAGAACGCATACGTTCACTTGCTTATTGCCGCTTTTGGCCAGCACTTTGGGTACACTTCTGAGGAATCCAAACAGCTCTACAAGATGATTAGCCCAGACGTGTATAAATACACCAAGAACGGCCGCACGTTCTGGCGCAGTTCGGCAGACTTAACCAAGGAGGAAATGGCAAAGACAATAGATGCGTTCATGAAGAAATCGGCTGAAGCGGGATATCCGTTGCCGCTTGCGACTAACCAAGAGTGGATAAGGCAAATCGAGAATTTAATCGAGCAAAGTAAATACTACTTATAAGGGGTAAGAATGTTAAAACTAGGACTACACAAGAAAAGACAGATCGTTGACCTTAAGCCCGATGACGCCACAATGCAGGGAATATTCGACGCAATCGACCGATACAATACGGCGCTTAGCAGTAATGCCATACTCCGGCTTGTACAGATTGACAGTTCTGAGCTGGACGAATGTTTACAGTTACTCGTCAACAAGAAATGGATTGAGGTTGCCTACGAGAAAACAGGACTGGACGGCATTACACGCCCCTACTACCGCGTTTCCGAGAGCTACAACCTGCTCGATGCCAAGAGCAAAATAAGCAAATTCATCACTGATGTAATACGCAAAGCTAAGCCGGTTGTCGATAACGGCAAACATTATAGTGTGCGCGTCCCGAGACGCCGAGAGTTTAATATGGTGTTCGACACTCGCCAGCACGCCCGAGACTACCGTAACTTACTAAAAGAAAGCCGCATGCACCTGAGCTCAGATGTATGGGAAGAGGTTTTTGAAGAGGGTCTACAAGTAAAAGAGAAGAGGATATCGTGAAGGAGGCGCAGGATTTAGTAGAGTATATCGTCACGTGTATAACCGGCAATACCGAGAATATGACACTTCCCACGTCTTTGGATGAAAACGGCGTACTGCTGAAACTAACCATTAAAGAGGCTCAGGCCGGCCGTGTGATCGGCAAAGGCGGTGAGACGGTACAGGCGATCAGGGGCTTACTACGGGCGCTTGGCACCAAGAATAATGCCAAATACAGCTTGCTTGTTGAGATTGACGAGAATGACTAAACGAAAAACTGGTAGGCATACAATCATTAACCCTACTCAGATGAAAAACCTAAAAGCGAAATGGAAAAGTCATAATAAGCCTGACGCTGATAATAATTATGTGTGCTGGATATGCAAGCAGCCAGTAAGCGATGACAAAATGACGCTTGACCACGTTATGCCGGTACATGACTGGCCTGAATACGCATTCGAGCTAAGTAATTTACGACCAGCACACGCATGGTGTAATGGCGAGAGAGAGTTTGATACTCTCAAAATGTTACGTGGTAGAAAAATCTTAAAAAATATAAGGATTAAATAATCAAATGGGTAAATATTTCTGGTTAGGTTTAACAATCACGCTAATTATAATTATTGTGAATTACATACTCGTAGTAACGATTAGTGAATGGTTTGTACTTTTATTGATTCCTGAAGCACCTCTTACCATAAGGCTAGGTCGTTGGTGCGCTGAAAAGGACAATTAAATGAAAACTTACTACGACGGTTACAACATTGAGTGGCTGGAAAATGGTACATTTACTATAGGAAAGAAAAACTTTAAGACGTTGCGGGATGCAATGGACTATGTGGATAAAAGACGTGCGCGGGTTAATAATGATTTGGATAGTGGTAATTCTGACGCTCATCGGAGCGATCTGGTACTTTAACCACGTCATAAATGGAGATGTTAATGACTGGAAAATTAGAACAGCTCACACGTGCACTAGCTGCGTTGTGGAGTATTAAGGAAAACTATGAGTGAGAAGAAATACGTCAGTCCTGGCTACGAGCAACAATTAACTGACTTAGCTGAAACACTCCGAGCTGATAATCGAGAGAGACTCGTTTTAGAGACTGCAATAACCGCCGGTGAGGTAGCTCTGTTCGATGAGATACCGGAAGAATGGCGGCAGTAGGCTTATTATACAAACAAACAGCCCTTTCAAGAAGCTGCTTGTTTGCCGTAGTTGTCACACGAAATTAATCGTTAAGGAGATAATAACATGATGAACGATTGGCTGCTAAAGGAGAATTATACAGGATGACCATAGCTTTTATAATCCTAATAGTGAGCCTTGCGCTCCTGACGTTACCACTAGCCTTTGCCGCTGCGTTGGCTGCGTACCTGGTCGTTAGAGATTTACTGGATGAGGTAAAAGACAGATGAAATCTCAACCCCAACGCGCCGATGAGCCTGACCTTGTGAAAGAAGCTATGGACGCTGAACAGTTGACTCGTGACATCTACAAAGCTATGCAGGTTCCGTACTTGTCAGAGCGCCACGATGCCATCAAGGAACTAATCATGGCCATCAGAGTGTCTGTTCAACATGCCGACCTCATGTGGTGCTTAGGCAAGCTCAGAGGATTAGGGTATCCAGCAACCAGACTTGAGGAACAGTACGGAGTTAGTGAGCGCACCAGAGCCGCCACGAAGGACTGATCTATGAATTATCCTTGTGGGTTCGCTGCGGTCAATAAAGGAAAGCATTGCCTGATTAAAGGGAAATGTGTTGTTTGCGGGATATTCAGCTAAGATTTAGACTTGTTAGCCACTGTAACAACTCCGATAGCACCGAGAATACCGATTGCTAACTGATACCAATGCTGATAATTCTGCGGAACGAGATACGAGTTAGTAGCTACCCATGATAACGCCACAGTCAGAAATGCCACGACGCCCTTTTGATAATGCGCGAGCTTCTCTAGGAATGTCTCAGGAGGAGTGGCTACTACGGTAGGTTTAGTTGTCGGTAGCTTCGATGTCGGCAATGATGGCGTCGAGCTGGGCGGTTGCAATACTGAGGGCGTCGTCACTACTGGCGTCGCCGGTAAAGGGTCATTAACTACCACCGGAGTTTGTACGGGTATAACAACGGGTGCTGGTGTGGCTGTGACTACAGGAGGAGTTAGCGCTGGAGGTGTTGGAGGTGGCGCCGCTTGTCTATCACCCATAGCGAATTTGTGCCAGGCGGTAGCGTCCATATAAGCTATGTCACGGTCTAATGTGCCCGCACTGGAGCTGTACTGCCATATGGTCGCAAAAGGCCACGAGCCAGTCGCATATGGCATGTCAGAGCCATCAGCGGCTGGCATACCGGGATTAGGTACATTAAACTCTGCGTCATAACCCGCTACCCATAATGCGTAGTCAGCAGATACCGATGACCAGTCAGCAGCCTTTGCAGTACTTGCAGACATGTAGATCATGGGTCGTACTTGGGTAAGTGAATAGACAGTATCGAGCCACAGCTTAGCGAAAGCAACGTCGGTGTGAGTTTCATTATCCAACGCCAATAATGCCTCACCGAGATAGCCCTGGATATTATTAACAAAGAACGTCGCCTCTTTAACGGCGTCCAGCATAATAGCGTAGCCGTATACACCTAAAAGCTTTCCCTGACTCTTAGCGCGCTGGTATTTGTTGTCGCAGTCGGGATCTACATACCCAGGACCGCTAGCATCGTCGAATCCTTCTGTAGCCTTTAGAATGACGTAGTCTTTCGCCTGATCTACTGTATCAGTCGATTGATAATGCGAGAGGTCAGCCCCGTAAAGCGCCATTATGCGTTTGGGGCGGTCTCTACGTCTGGTGTCGCTACTGGCGCGGTGTAGCCAGCGTCAAGAAATACCTGCTCAACAGCCTTGAATAGCAGTTCTGCTAGTGTTGGCTCTGCGGTCTTAACACCTTCAAGTACAGACTCTACCTTAGTTTTTAGTTCCTCTAGATCGTTTGTTAGTGACATTACTTACTCCTTTAATGCTTACTAACTTATAGTATACTAGCTTTTCTTCCAAGGAAAGTTACCGGGAAAATTACCAACTCCTGTTAAAAGTCCTAACAGTATGAATACGATAGCTGTTACGAGAACGCTCTTAACAGCATCCACTGTAAATACCTGCATAAGCAGCCAATCTAGTAAAAACGCGAGTCCTATGTATAGCATTATTTCTTCCCTTTCAAATAGTTTAATATCTCAGTCTGTAATTGAAGCTCTTTCATTTGCTCATCCTGAACTGTAGCCAAGTATGTAAGTGTCTGATGGTCGACGTCTGCCTTAGCTTCACTTTGCTTCTGTTGAATATTGGCTTGCGTAGAAAGAATAGGCAAAGCGATTAGCTGAATGACCGTCTGCGAGATGTATGCTATCCATATCAATACTGAGTTAGCTTTAATGACTGATGGCAATTCAGCAATGTCAAGGATGACACAAAAGTAGAAAAAGCCCATTGAACCAAGTGTATTACCGAGAATATTTGCGAGTTTGTTATTAAACCGCTTGTCTTTCTTCAAGAGTTCTCTCGGGTGAATAACCTTTGAGTGCTTTGGTTCGAAAATAGTTACCATTTCCATCATTGTATCATCTATTTAATGGCATGAGTTGCCCAGAGAACAATAATACCTATGATGAACTGGATTGCCAGGATTATACCTAATCCGACATATACCAGTTTGGATATCGCATTTACCTTATCGTCCAGAGACTTATACTGAACATCATACTCAGTACGAGGAATGAATGTAGCAGTCTGGTCTGATAAACTTTGGCGGAACTCGTTGACACTATCAAAGCGCTTCTCACTGGCTATCTCGGCTTTACCAACTGCTTCCTTCGCCGCCTGTAATGCGGCCTGTATTGCCTTATCTGAGTCAGTAAAGCGCTGCTCCATCAGTTCTCTAAGGGTATTAACCGTCCACTCTGACATATCATTAGTGAACCTGATCTACGATAGGTTGACAAACATTTAGATTGTGCAATGTAAGTTCACTCCGGTTATTCTGTAAGAAAAAGGCACCGATACAGACCATTTGTTTTTCTATCTGTTTTGTACTCTGTTGATTCAGTTGTTCCAAATGGTATATAGAAACTATGAAAAATATATTACCAGCTATGGCAAAGACAAGTAGGAAATAAAGTAATGCTTCAGGTATTGATTGAAAGGCTCTGAGCTTCATAAAATAGTCTTCCCGGTGATCTTTTCCATTACAACGGTAGTGATCGAACTAACTACAAGGCTTACTCCCGTAATTATAAACCCTATCTTCGTCGAATCTACTGCCTGGGCTTTGCCTTGATCGCTGACTGTCCTTGATAAAGCATTTAGCTCGTCTCTAATTTCCTTGAGATCGCTTTTAGTCTCCAGCCGAAGACTCGTGAGACGACTGTCTACTAAATCATATATATCATTGTTGGTTGGGCGTGGCATAGTCATACCCTTCAGAGTTTATTATTTAGCGGCTTTTGCGCGTTCTTTCCAAAAAATACTTCCGGAAATTTTCTTTGCACTCTTAGCTGACTTGCCTTCGTCTTCAATCTTGTCTTCCATACCCTTAAAGCTCTCACCACCTTTTTTGTGGAACTTGTGGCCGTGTTCAGCCTCTTTAACGATATTAGACCTTTTCTTAGCGCTGAGGCCGTCTTTCTCGTCTTTTTCGCCCTTAGATGCTAAAACTGACGATAAACTATGCAGATTTTTTGCCATATTGCCTCCAAATTAAACAAATAGCCGACTCAGTCGGTCGGCTCTCATGTATAATCATATCATCAGTCAAAGCGAAAGGAAACAATGAGTAAACATATTCCTCTTGGCGAAAATGTCCTTATTAAGGCTAGAGATTCACGCCAAAGCAAGTATTTTAACGCCCCAAAGTCAGAGTTTGACCAGACGCAAACAGTCGGCACACTGATTAGCTTGGGAGCAGATGTACCCGATAACTATAAAAATATAATTGGTAAGATTGTCTTTTTCCCGTCATTCCACGAGGTGAGAGCCACCGCAGACCCGGACGCACCAGAGGTATTTGTTAATTATAAACTTATCGCAGGATATGAAGAGGAGAGCAATGACTCAATTAGCGACTAAAAACCGTTATGACCCAAACAGATTAGGTACATATGTGTTTGTCGGTGACGCAGATAAACTAAAAACTTTAGACGATTTGTACTGGTCTTATGTTGTTGAGTTTTGTGCGGCTGAAGACCCTTACAGACCAGACAGTCCCTATGGGGATGTTGAATGGTGTAAACGACAAATGCCATATGCAAGTTTTAGTGGGGTAGGTCAATTTAAGATGATGGCAAGAGCCGATCAACGAGCTAAGGAAAGGATTGCACAGTTATGAGTAACGCATTTGATGAATACAAGCAAAAAACTTTGAATTTATTGCAGATGATGGCTGATGAGAATTATGAAAACTTAGACGGTGAAAGTTATGTTATCAATAAAAAGCTTCGTCTAAAACTAATGAGCATAATGGATAAGGTAAAAACTTTATGAACAATAAATTTGCACGAAAAGTTGTTTACGGTAAAGAATACGAAGAGGCCAAGCTCAGAGGCTCGAACCTATCTAAATTAGTAGCTAAATCCGCTTATGGCGTCGGTGCCGGCAATGTGATGATCGAGCGTAATTTTGGCGCTCCTCTTACATCCAGGGATGGTGTGAGTAATCTCGAACAATTGCATGTGGCTGAACCTGTTGAGAACATGGTTATACAATCAATTGTACAATCATCTCAAAGGACTAATCAGCATGCTGGAGATGGGACAACTGCAACAGCCATATTAGCCTCTGACCTGTATGAACAGGGGGTTAAAGATATTCACGAAACAGGCAGAAGCCCAATACAGGTAGCTAACAAGATACTTGAAACATCCCGTGAGGTCTATAAGTTCATCGACAGTAAGAAAGTCAAGGCCACTAAAAAAGACCTTAAGAATATTGCACGTATCTCCTCTCACGACACGGCACTCGGTGATATGGTTTCATTTATCTTTGAGAAGTTTGACGGCGATGGAGGTGTTGTGGTTGGCACCCATGATGGTGACGATACGACTATGTCAATGGAGGAGGGCTTTTACTTCAAGAAAGGCTTTGCTGACCCGAAACTAATATCTCATCCAGGCCTAAGGGAGTCATATCTTACAAATGTCCCCGTACTCGTTATTAGTAAGGTTTTGAAAACATCCAATGACATGATAGCCATTTTTGAGAAGATAGGCGAATATGCAGCCAACCATGGTCGTATTCCTTTAGACTTCTTGATGATTGCCGATATTGAGGGGGTTGCTTTAGAGGGCTTAAAAGAAAACCCTCGCAATCTTCTTATTCCTACCGTAGTAACACCTTTAGATCATGGTGCACGTAAAGATGCTTTCTTTCAAGATGTAGCCACCTATACGGGTGGAAAAGTCATCAGTAATAATGATTTTGATGATTCATACTTTGGGAATGCAGACGAAGTTATCGCATCTGGACTGACGACTAATATTATTTATGGCACCCTCGATCTTAAAAAGTTAGAAGAACTGCATGATAAAGGAAAGATATCTGATGCAGACTTCGAGGCTAAAAAGAAAAGACTCGAGGGAATAACATTTTTGTTAAATAAACTTGATGAACAGATTGAAAAGACTACTGACTCTTACGATCTAGAGTTCCTAAATGAGCGTAAAAACCGCTTACAAGGTAAGATAGCCACCATATCAGTTGGCGGTGAAACGGAACAGATTAGAATAGAAAAGAAGTTAAGGGTTGATGATGCTTCAAACGCGGTACGTTCTGCGAAGTTATATGGAATTGTTCCTGGAGAAGGCGAACCGCTCCTGTGGGCGGCAAGCGTGGTAAACAATGCTGACCGATACGGTAATCTATTCCTCTACCTACTGGAAAACTGCGGTATTGATGACCCCGACAGCTACGCCTATAAGCTAGTCGATGAATGTAAGTTTGGCGAGGGGTACGATATATCGGGCGATTCCCTACCCGAGGGTGCAGATAGAAAGACGGTTATAAACCTGCGTGAGCACGGTATTGTTGACCCTGTACAGGTAGTGCTAGAGACCGTCCGAAATGCGGCGGCTGTGGCTGCGCTACTCGTAACCAGTACGACCGGCATGTACTACGAAAACCGCGACATCAAACAGGACTAATAATGTGGCTGTTAGACTTCAGGAAACCGCCTACGCTCGTTCAAATCGAAGATATTAACTCTCTAAAAGCCGAGTTAGACGAATTACGGGCTATCATTGCTGACCTGCGTGATGACATGAAGCACCTACAAGACCTAAACGCCGAGACACAGAAGACCAATGTCTTGCTGTACCCTGAGAACTTTGATAAAGATAAAGGCACCGGAACAACTGTTTTTGTTAAGAACGGAGAGGAAAAACCCTATGATACGATTGACTGGCGGAGTCGATAAAAACGGTAAGTTTGTAGTCGGCAAGATACCGAAGTCCGTTCGACATCCTGGCTATAAGCAAGAGAATAACGACATGCAGCGTATCACCCATTCTGCAGAGTTAGTGCAGCCGTTTAACCCTGATGGCACTCGGAATACGGCGTACAGCACCATCTACCACCAGGCGGCCATTAACCAGGGTGTCATTGACGAAGACCCATTACCAGATTTTCAGAGGTTTGAATAAAAGTTGAGATTCTCAGTCAGCGTAATAACCTCTTCTAAAAGAGTGTCCTTTTTAGATAGTAAAAGTTTGTACTCTCTAGAAAGTATATCGTACTGCATATTCAATTCTTTCAGACTGTTAGCGCCCATATCCAGGAGTCTTTCCTGTTGTGCAAGAGCCTCCGCAAGTTCAGAGGCTCTGTTTTTATCCTGGGCGTTCATAGTTTAGTCTTTGTGCATTGACTTGGGGAAACCGAGATAGACTTGGCCTAAGAGTTCTTTTATCCGAGCATTTCGCTCCATGAGAACCTGGGGATTAGGGCCGGTATCACTATTCTTAGCAGGTCGTTTGCGGTCGTCGAGCTGCAACTGGATATTTATAATAAAAGGAATTGCCACGTAAGCGAACTCGCCTGAAATAGTGGCGTTTTCATCCGGCCCGATTCTCAGTGTTTCACGCTTACCAGGGATAACAGACATACCGTCTTCTGACAATTCCGACCGGCCGTACACGCGCTTTGTAATCTTATTAGAGACAACTTTTTCGTTCTTGCTTGGCAGGTAAGGAATATCGAGTGAGAGATTCGTAATGTTTTTGACGCCGACCATATCATAGGGGTCAAACATTTCACGGAGCATTTCGCCCAGAGTCTTCTGCCCATTGGATACAGCGGTACTCTGGTCTTCCTTAATAATCTCAGCCATTAGTTCTCCTCTTTGTTCATTAGTACAACCATCGTCAATTATTATCCTAAATGTAGCATATGACAAAGGATGCTACAATGTGTGTTATATGTTACACACAGATTATTGCTCTAGATGTCATAGAAAAAATGTTCCCTTAATTAAGCATGCTCGTAATAAAACCACGCAGTATTACTACTGTAGAGACTGTAATGCAGCAAGGATGCGCAACTACTATAACAGTTACAATGGTAAGAATAATATCGTCAATGCTAGTAAGAGGATGGCAACTAAATATCCCATCAAACAAAAAGCTAGAGGTATGGTGAATTATGCAGTCAAGTCGGGTAGGCTCAACAAGCCCGCTCAGTGTGAGGTCTGCCTTAGCGAGGGACGAATTGAAGGACATCACATGGACTACAACAGACCACTGGATGTTGTTTGGCTATGTACTTCTTGCCATGCTGACTATCATTCAGTAAAAAAGAAGATGCGAGATTAACTACCACACAAAAAATACCCTCTATTACGAGGGTATTGATTGCCGAGGAGTATTTCTACTCTACGTTGAGGATAGTACCAGTGACGGCGCTGTAGCCTGAGACCTGGCAGTAGCCGTAGGTGACTGCTGGGGAAGTCAATGCTGGAAGCGCACAAACCGTGTATCCACAACTGATGTTGCCCGATGCTGTAGACGTTGATACGACGTCAGGTGATGTGTAAAGACTAATGGTATCCGTACCAGGGATTAACGCCACACTCATTGGTAGAACATCACTGAATGTAACCGTAAAGTTATCACTCGATGCTGCACAACCTGTGTTGTCAGCGATGCGTACGCTGTAGACCTGAGACCCCGAAGAGACAGAGATTTTAGCATAGCCACCGGCGTAGGCACTAGCCGTGACAGCCCCACTTGAGACGACCGTAAGTGTCTGGGATGGGAACTGTAGGTTGTTAGCAAGCTGACCGTTGGCTACTGTCGTGAGCGCGAGGCCGGTAACTGAACTAATAACTGAGTACACCTGCGTACCGGCTGCGATGGCAGAACTGTTCGTGAACTTCACGTACTTATATCGGCGTCCACCCTTAGCCTTGAACGTGCTACCTAGGGCTTGGAATTTCCCCGTTGTGAGGGTTCCGACTACCGACCCTAGAGCTTCTACTTCTTCATTCATAATCGTATATTCCTTTTCCTATTAACTAGCGTTTGTAATTCCGTTAACCTGAGCTTGGCGTCGGGGTTGGTTGGAAGTCATCTGACCGAAGAAGGTGATGACTGCGGTTTCAGACAACTGGTTTGGTACGCGCATGAAGTCGCGCATTTGCCAGATCGACTCAAGCGCCTTTGGAGCGCCACGGCTACCGGCTGAGTTGATGTTAGCTTCCGGAGCACCGCCGGTTACACCACGAGTTACCTTCATGTTGCTCGCGATGAACTTCTGGTTGTGCATAGGCACTTTGTAGAGGTTGAGGTAGTTGCTGTTGAGCAAGTACAGGGTGCCGATTGAAGCGCTGTCATCCTTGTAGAAGGATGCTGCGCGGTACGCCATGCCAGTGAAGCCACCGGCTGCGCTCATACCGGCAGACAAACGGATTTCGCTTGGAGCGTCGCTTCGGGTAGCGTCCTGTGCGATGTCAGAACTCGTAGTAACGTAGCGGCCTTGGTTCGTTGGCTGGAAGAGGCTTTCAAGCAACGTCCATACCGGAGAGGTAGTAACCGCGAAGTCAGTCGTTTCTGAAGCGATACCACCGGCTGAAGCAGCGTCAATTGCCGTGCTAACGGTGTTGAGTGCGATTGTGCCACCTGCAGCAGTGTAGACCTGTGCGTTGACCCATGGGTTGCTAGCGCGCGTTACGCCACCGTAAGAAGAGGTGTTGCCGCCTGCATCGACGACGTTCTCAAGACCGTAAATGTTGTTACCACCGCCGGCGCTGTAGACACCAGCTGCGAAACGAAGTCGGAGCGACTCTTGGGCTGCGTCCATTTTCTGCTCTACGAGGCGAACAGCTGCGCGCATGTTGTTTTCGTTGATGCTTCGCTCTGCGTCTGAGATAGCAACCGTCTGCATAACAAGCGATGGGCCGAATGATAGGGTTTCCATCGTGTTTGTGACTGCGAATGACAGCGTGTCCATCGAGTTAATGAATCCACCAGTCGGAGAGGTCGAAGTCATTACTGGGTCAATCTGAATCGGACCACCGCCCCAGCGCTGCGCCTTAGTGCTTAAGTATTTAACAAGCGTTGTCGAGTAAGTAATGTTATCTACTACACGGGGAGCAATCTTGTTGTAGGTGACTAAACCTAGGTCTGATGTAAAATCCATAGTTACCTTCCTTATATATAAAAAAGCCGACCAGTGCCGGTCGGCTTATTACCTAGAGTATATCACCTATCACTTTTTGCTTGCAACAGGTTCTTTCTTGGCTTTCTTTTTCTCTAGGAGGTTGGGGTCAAAGTATTTACGGGTCGAACTGAGTTTAGCTTCTACTAAGAGGCGCTCGACAAATGCCAGTGCGAGATCGTACTCATCAGGAATCGGGCGCCCAAATAGTGCCTTAGACATTTTCCTACCCTCTTCCTCAGTCAGTAATTCCTTTTTAACAAATAGTGCGATGATAAAGTTAATCATAAAGCTACCTTATTTTAATAGTTTTCTAACGTCAAAATCGGGGTCGTTCAAAAGCTGGTCAAACTCTTCGCGCGAAAGATTATCGTACTGGTTTGCTGTGGAGTTCTTACCTGCGCGCTGAGTCGAGCGTGAAGTACGGGTAGCGTAGTTAGAACGCTCTCTGTCTTCTTTAGAGAGTGAGCCGTCAAGGTCTTTGAACCTATCTTGGTTTTCTTTGCGGAAACGGTTAAGGGCGGTATCAAAACCAATAGCCCGAGATGGGGTGCGGTCTTTATTGACCTCTTGCTGATAGACCAAAATATCATCAGCCAATTGATTAACCTTACTATTTTTGTCGATATTGCCGTCTTTATCGAGTTCAAGCTTCGGAAACTCGCCGTTTTCTATAGACTCAGTCAGTCCCTCAAGTTGGGACTGTCGAGCTTCGTTCTCAGTATTTACACGCTCAATATCAGCCAAAGCATCGTCGTACTCTTTCCTCAGATTTTCGCCCTCGGCTGCTATCCGTGATAGTGCAGTACTGGCTTTGGTAACTTCTAATTGGTCGGCAAACTTAAAGTCTTTCGGGATATCGTCAGCCGTGTATGCTCTGACTTCTTTGCCTTCCGCATCTTTCAGGACTAGCGGCTCAACACGAGTCAATACGTATTTCTGGAATCCGTCATCAAACTTACTGAGATCGAGCGACTTAGCGAACTCAGTCTGAGGCGTGTAATCAATCTCGGGAACTTCCTCCATGAACTCTTTAAGCGAATCCTCGTTGATCTTGGCATCGTCTTCGCCTTTGTCGTCCTTGTCCTTTGTATCGTCGGTTGTGTCATCACCCTTATCATCGGTGTTTGAGTTATCCTGCGAATCATCGCCATCTGAGTTGTCGTCTGAGTCATCCTCAAGCGGTTTGCCAAATTCGTCTAAAGGCATATCGTTTTGGTGATTACTATCGTACTTTCCTACCAACTCCTGCACTTCGGGGTCGTCTAGAATGTCTTCATACATGTTAAATACTCCTTTTTAACATGATAACAGATTTACTGCTGTACTTGAGGTATCTGTTGTGGCATTTGCGACATTTGAGGCATTTGAGGAGCTTGCGCTTGAGGCTGTTGGGGTTGCTGAGGAGCGCCGGGCTGTTGCATCTGTTGCTGTGCTCTAGCGGCTTCGTCTTGTAGGTTCTGAGGCGACAAGCCCATCTGCGCTAGTTCCTGTATCGAGTAGAAGTGGTTGGGGTCTATCGTCTGGCCGTTGGGTGTGACTACTTGACCTTGAGCATTCGTGTACGTGGTTGCTGTCGGTGGTGGAGCTGCGGGATTAGCGGGTTTCTGCGGGGCGGTGCCATCTGGGTTTAAGCCTGCTTGCTGGGCTGCTTGTGCTGCGCCGGGGATTGTTGGGTCGGATGCACCGCCTTGTGCGCCTGCACCCTCTGCCTGAGCGACAGCACCTATTTGAGCAGGCGTAAACTTGAGGTCTGGCTCTAGCGCCATAACACCTTGTTTTGCGGCATTATCGACGATCTTACGCTTCAGGTTCTCAATAATGACTTGAGCGATGTAATCATTAAATCGCTTCTGAACCTTTTTACTCTTTTCCTTGAACTCTGGGGAAATTGTGAGATTTCGCATGGCCTTAATAAAGCCATCTGAGCTTTCGGTAACTTCAACCTCGGATTCGTCTTCAAACAGTTCCAGGGTTTGCTGCGCGGTAAACTCATATTCTTCACTGCTCTCTTTACGAGCCAGTGAGCGCGGGTCTTGCGTGAACTGTATGTAGTCATCGTATAGCTGTTCGGGGTCGGGAAGATCATTAATCTTATAGTAGGAAAGCAGCGCAATCGCCTTATTATCGAGTAGTTTGTCGGCTATTTCTTGTAACTGAGCCTTGTTTACTGGTGACGTTGAGCCAGCTTCGACGTGAATTTCCACCTTCGTGTCGATCATGCCACGGGATATGTATATCTTCTGATACCCGCTATTGGATTTACTCGTGAACGCATGGCGCTTCGTGTACCAGATACTCATCATGTGGGCGAGTAATCGGTAGTAATCAGTGTAGAACTTGTCGATCGAGCGCGTCATCAAGTCCAAGCGACCCTGCGCCTGGTCTTTCTTGATCTCAGATTGCCCGAGCGTTGGAACCGTATCGCCATTGTCGCCCGTACCCGTAATCACATCGGGCGCCCCGATCATAGCCAGCGTCTGGGTACGTAAGTCCTGCTTCTGGGCTAAGAGTTCCGGTGATACGACTGCGGCAGGCACCACGCCGAATTGTTGCTCGGCATTGCTTCCTTGGGGGACATTGGTAAGGGTAATAACACTTTTGGTAGCTAACTTGTCTGATGACACAGCGTCATCTTCACTCAGAACTGCGCCGTTGACTACAATAGTAGGATTGCTGCGGAGCGAGCTTTCTAGTGAGTGACGGCCGGCCAGGTTCAAGAAATCCTGCATAATCCGGCCCTGCTCGACAGGGGTTGTCTTGTCTATGAGTAGCCTACCGTCTGAGCTGACATTGCAGAAGATAAACGGCTTCGGCGGTGTCTTTATAATGTTCAGTTCGTCATCGACATAACTGAAGTTCGGGTTTTTGCTTTTCTCTAGGATAAGATCATCACAGTAGTATATGACGCCCTCTTGAGGGTCAAACTTACTATCGTAATAGGTAAACCACGACTCGCCAAGGATTAAGAGAACGTCTAGATCAGGCTTACCGTCTTCTCGTCCGATTGATGCGATCTGCATAATCTTTTCTTTTTTGCTCGGCCACCTGTGTATCATTGCGGCGGCCGACATAGGTTCCTTATAGTCAACAAATCCTGGATTACCACCATAAGCCGTATGATTATCCATTGTTAGGTTTTCGGGGTTGAGCAGTTTTGGAACGATATCACCGTTCTCTCCTGCGTCTGGATCAAACTCTAGCTTTACGCCACCGATATACGACAGACCGGCATCATTAACTACCTTGGCAGCAATATCCCTGAACTCGTGTTTATCATTATGAGACCGCAAAACTTTCTCAAAGAAAACCCCGAAGCGCTTAGCAGTATCACTGTCGGAGGATGGGTAGACATTCGGCTGGGCGATGCGGTTCGTGAGGTAGGCCATTACCGCTGACCACCCTATCCATATCTGGTTTTCGGAGTAGGGTATTTGTCCAGGCTTTAACTTATTCTGTATCTGGTAACCGTCGAAGTACAGTTTGTTAAGCCGCCTTTTTTCAGATAGGTTATAGCCATCATCAGTTGAGTCGTCCCAGTCGGTGCGGGCGTTGTCTATACGGGTTTTTAGATTCTGTAATAGCGTCTCATCATTAATCGTAATGTCCAGATTGCCAAGGGCCTCAATAACGCTACTCTGGCCAGTCAAATCGGTCTGTGAAACTGTGCCAGAGTTTCTGCTAAACATTCCCGTAAAGTCGTTATTCATAATATCTCCTTAAGTATATACCGTTAGTAGCCGCTTAGTTTCATTGCTTCGCTGGGCGATATACCAGCAGCTACATTCGTCTTGTAATTGGCTTGGGCTTGTTGCTGTGCTTGCACCTGTAACGCGTCTTGCTGTTTGTTAAAGGCGTTTTCTTGTTCCTGGTAAGTGGTTTGAGAGTTATCATAGCTGACTTCGCTTTGCAGCATCACACTCTTTGAAGCGTCTAACGCTACTGCGCTGACATATGACGCTGCACTGGTAAACGATGCGAGAGCTTCTGAAGCGTTGACTGAATAATTGACTGAGGCATTGTATTCGCTCTGAGCCGCTTCCTGGTAGCTACTGGCTTCTGACAGGTATTGAGCAGCGGAAGCGGTATACGATTGTTCCGCCTCTTGCTCCTGACTGAATAAATACTGGGATTCACTACTGGCGTACGTGGCGGCGGTCGTCGCCTCACTCTCCTGCGTCTTTATGGATTGCCCGAGTTGGGTTTCGATAGCATTCGCCTGAGTGGTTATGCGTTGGGCTTTCGCTTCGACTCCAGCAGCCGAAAGACCGTAAGTGCCTTGTAATTGGCTCAGAGCAGCTGCTGTCTTTCCTACTTCTTGATTTTGAGCCTGCTGGGTCTGAGCTAATGTTTGAGCGTTAAAGCCAAAAGTACTATTTTGCGACGTAAGATTCTGCTGGTACAGAACGCCTGACGCCCCAGTAGTAGCCATAACATTGGCTTCATTACTGGCATTTTGGGTTTGGGTGGCCGCGTTCTGGTTAGCAGCGTTCGCTTGCTGCGTCAGTTGATTGCCAGCGACCGTAGCAGCCTGAGAAGCGGCCATTTGCTGGTTATAGACAGTTTTACCCTCATTCTCTAGGGTATTTTCCTCAGTGTTTGCCTGAGAGAATATTGTGCTTAGTGAATCCATGATTAACCGGCGCTAGATGATTGTTGATTCTGAAGTTGGTTGACTTGAGACTGTTGGCTAGCAACTTCAGAATTGATCGATTTATTATGTAGCGATTGTGCAACCATCCCAAACAGACTACTCGTACCCCAACCTGCTCCGCTCTCCAAGCCCTTTTTCTCATTGTTTATATCAGCTTGCAACGCCTCAACCTGTGCAGCTTGTTGTTTCTGATTACTTTGAACCATTTTTTCAGCATTGAGTTGCAACTGCAACATGCCAGGTTGGCCATTAGTGCCGTTATTGTAGTTATTCTCTATAACTTGTCCTGCTGCCTGAGCACTTAGCAGTTTAGTTTGAGCGGCAGCTTGTTGCGCCTGATACGGTGCTAGAGCAGCTTGAGCAGCCTGATTAGCGGATGTCATAATATTGGCGACGTTAGAACCTACTAATCCGCCTTCCTGCACTGCCTTAGTAGCTAAAGTGTTTAACGTGGTGGCGTAGTTAGCCATTGTGTTATTACTTTGCTGAGCCGAACTATTATATGCGTTGATTGCATTAGTGTTCTGGCCAAGCTGATACGTCATGTCTTGGCCCGTAAGTGTAGCGGCAGTATTAGCTTGCCCTAACGCGTTGGACTGTATTGCTGTATTGCCAGCGATCTCATTATTGAATTGGTTTTGAACATCCGCTTGTCTATTCGCCGCACCTGTAGCATTGAAGCCGTAAGCAGCGCCCTGATTCATTTGGTTGTTGGCCCCAGCAAGCTGTCCAGTTTCCTGGGCTATGTTCTGATTAGCCTGATTAAGCGTGGTCTTATCAAAGCCCATCGTGTTGAGCTGATCTTGTGTGGCTTGGTTAAAGTTGGCTTCGTTCTGAGCTTGGTTTGAATAGGTGTCACCGAGAGCAGATAACTTAGCGGCTTGCTGGTCAGCGTTCTGACCTTCGGCATTGACGCTGTTAAGCTCGGTGTTTGCTTGGTTTTCAGTATTAGCAGCATTAGCCGTGTTAGTAGCATATGTCTGGTTCGCCTCGTTTGTGCCTGTATTTAGGATGTTTCCAAATTGATCCATATTGTTCCTTTACTCACATTTGAGTCACACTTTAACAGATGTAACTTTTAGAATGCTCCTACATTTCCAGCCATGCTACTCAGTGCTGGGATTGAACCACCACCTTGAGAGACTGCGGGTGCATTACCAGCTATACCAAGTGAGTTAAGCTGTGCCTGAGCATTAGCAGCTTGGTTCTTATAGGTATTTTCAGGCGTGCCAGGAATTAGACCTGCAATGCCCCCTAGTATGCCACCCAGACCCATATGAGCACGAGCTGTGAGTAAGTTATTTGCGGCAGTGTTAGCGGCTGCATTCTGATTAGCTGAAGCAAGCAGAGTCTGGCCGGTAGTTCCTGCTTGGCCCGCGTTCGTGTCAAAGGTGGGCGCAAAGACTGAGCGTATTTCGCCCATTTGACCTAAGTATCTCTGCAATTGGTTAGAGTTGTTTAAGAGCGCTTGCGTCTGCTGATACTGTGGATTATTTAATTCTGCGTTTGCTTGGCTCGATTGGTTATGCGTGGCTACGGCATTGCCTGCCAGCCCAAGGGCTGCAAGTACACCGGCGATAGCTGCGCCTTTTCCTACTGGACTCATGGTTCTACCTCCTGATGTGGTTTTAGTTGCTTCGGCCTCTGGAGTTACGGCAGCGGCGTCAGCAGCCCCGCTTCCTGGCGTAAATAATTTGCTCATTACCTGACCGGCTTTAGCTTTTGCGATAGCGCCAGGCGTACTGTTAAGCACTGCATTGGCAATACCTGATCTGGATAATCCGGCTGACATGAGGCTATTAGTTAGATTACCTACTTCGTCGGGATTGGCGGCGTTTGAATAGCCTACGTGGTTTGCCTGCAAGTGTCTCAAGTCTTGCAGACTCATGTTGCCACCCTTACCAGACTCGAGCGCACTTATTAAATTCTGCTGATAGGTCGGATTCTCAAAATTAGCGCCTTTAACCTGAGAGATCATATTTTCTAGGTTCGCATCAGAGAGTGGGGCATTACCGCTAGTCGTGCCAAAAGCTCGATCCATGATATCGCTACCCATCTGGTTATACATCTTTCCAAGTTGCTTAGCACCATCAGCGGCTGGGCCTCTGCCTTCTGCAATATTAAATTGTGTATCTGCTCGGTCACCAAGTTCTCTAGCCGCTTTTATAGCATTCGAGGGTAAAACGTGGGTTAAACCGCTTGTATCGGTTGCATCAACGGGCCCAGCAATGATATTCCGAACTCCATTTAGGGTAATGGCTGCCGCTTTCTCTTGTGCGGGCGATAACACGCCTGTCGTATGAGCATCGTTGATGTTCTTTTGAGCCATATCGTTATAATCGCCGAAATTAAGACTGACACCGTTAGCTTCGGCGTTGTTTATATGGTCGTTGACGCCATTACTGAGTATGCCCTTATCGCCAGTTACAAGGTTAGCATCGCGTGATGCTGCACCTAAACTACTATAGCCATCATTCATAAGGTTCTGCGCTACCTGATTGGCGTCTTTTTGTGTTAATCGACTGCCACCTTCCTGAACTTGTTGTTTGAGACCACCGAGCGTTATGCTATTCGCTACTTTCTGTGGAGTACTGAGTTGTGATTCAGGCGATGGCGTCACCTGTGTAAATGTGTCAGTTGGTGATGTTTGAGTTGTCGGACTGAGGGGAGGTGTTTCAGGCTTAACTGGAGGAGTTACCGTAGGAGTGGTTGTAGGAAGTGTAGTAGAGGGGGACTCAGGGGCAAACGTATTAGCAGTATCAGCCTCGACTGCACCTGTTTCAGGGTTATTCGTAAGGTTAACGTGGCCTTGGCCGGTCGCAGGGTCAATAGAGGTAGGTGCGACACCAGGATTATCTGCTGATACTACATTTCCACTTGGGTCAACAATAAACTTAGGTTCAGTAGGTGTTGTAGATAAGTCTTCAGCTAGAGCAGGAGCAGTTGTTGCATCTTTCACAGCATTATCAGCTAAGTCTGTCGCTGCACCGGCCGCTTTGCCCCCGAGCATACCAGGCATTAAGCCATATAAGGCACCCTGTCCAATCTGCGCTCCATTCAGCCCGTGGCCGCCTAGAAGCTCGCCTGCGCCCGTCCCAAGTCCTGAGCCAATCGCTGCACCGACTGGGCCGCCTAGAGCCTCACCACCCATCATGCCGCCAAGTTGCAGGATAGTATCTAAAATACCTCCCAGACCACCTGAAGATGCAGAGGGCTGTGATTGCTGTGGAGGATTATACCCAGCCATTGCTGAGTTGAGTGAGCCTATATTCAGTTCTGCCATTGTTTCTCCTATAAAAAAAGACCGTCGAGTCAAGACGGTCGTCCTGCATATATTCTAGCACTATTACACCTGACTCAGACTATCGTTCAACCCCATCGCGAATATCTGTACATTGATATTCAATTGCACGCCGGATAGTGAAAACGGGTACGCTGGCCCAGGCGTTGAATAGCCAAAGTCCCAGACTGCTACTCTATATAAACCAATGTACAAGTTTTGCTGATCAGCCCTGAATATGAGTTGGTTTATAGCATTGATACTATCAGCGTCAGTTCCAGTCGGGCTACCCTGCGATAACATGGCATCCTCATTCCACATGCTTATGCCCGTGTTCCATACAGTAGGGGGCAAACCAAAGCCAACGGTGACGGTTTCAAAAGCCGGTATGTAGCCTAACCCGTGGTAGATCGGTAAAAGCTGTTTGTAGATCGTGCCGTTTGTACTCATTGTTGGAGCTGGCGGCTGCGGCGGGTCGGCTGAGAATGTAATCTGGTAGTTCCTGTAGCCGTATTTACTTGTCCTATCGACTAACAGTGCGGGGTATTTGGTCGTAAACTGAATAGCTTGATTGTTATAAACGGTTATTCCTGTAGTTGCAGTGCTCATATCGTTATCACCGTCGGTGCTGAATATAATAATGGGTCGCGCCGGACAATGACAGAAAACGGGACGGTTGAAAGCATCCCTAGCCCCGTAAAGAAGCCCGTGTTGGTCATTGTATATGATACATCGCCCTCTACTTGGATATCATATTGCCCAAACACGCTCTCGTAATATGCCAGGTTCGTACTTGTTTCATACACGCCTGTAACCACGCCATCCCATGCTGTCGTATCGGTGGAGTACAGGAAATCGAGCCGCGCCGGTATGCCATTTGGTATTTGGTAGTTGATGACCTCATCAGTATAAGTGTCTGAGGAGACAAAACTAGTATTAGTAGGCGTGAGTACAGTTAGTATTTGTGGAGCACTCCCTTTACTATGAAAGATAAAGTTCCGTAAATCCCGTGAGGTGATGTCTCGCCCAGGGCGCACAATCTTAATACCGACGTGGGGATCATAGGTAGACGGGCCAACGGGAGGCAATACTGCTGCATAACTAAATGCCTGCGTGAAATCAAACGTATAGACTTTGATCGAAATCACCGTGCCTGCCGGCAAGAGAACCGTGGAATCGAACAGATCAGCAACAGGAACTTTAATACTATTCTTGCCGAAGTACAGCTGATAACCGTATCGACTGTTTAGTCTCTCAGCAACCACGTTAGTAAAACGGCTGTCGCTGCTGTATTGCCAGACGTCCGCGAAAGCATAGTAGCCTAGATTGTGGAAAAAGGTCACCGCTGCCACAGGATTAGTTGAGCCAAACGCCGGGTCTGCGGTCGTAACATCAGCCGACGTAACCGTGTAATTGAACGTCTTGACCACTTGGAGCATCGGCCAGTTGCTCGAGAAAGACAGATCGTAATCGGGGGCTGTCTGAGCATCGTAGCCTGGCAGAGCTATCTTAAGGCCAGACGTGGGCTTAGTCATTAGGCAAACTCACCACTCGCACTGTAGCCCATTGTCATAGCGATATTGCCGTTCGCATCCTGATACGAGGTAGTGCCCTGGATAGTCGTATTACTGTTCTGCGTACTATTTATAGTGGTGCTGGATTGCTGAGGAGCGTTCATGGAGAGCGCGGCGGCCACCTGTTCGACCGACATGTAACCGACTAACCCGAATGACGGCTGTACCGCCCCAAAACTCTGCTGTGGGAGGGCTTGTATCTCGACGTTGCCAAATATAGGTGAGTACGGGCTATACGAACCTGTGTTCGCCATTATGTCCTGATTGGATGCGTTGCTATTTGGATTCATGTGGTTTCTACATCTTCCGTTGTGCCTGCAGGTAATACTATAGCCCCTACTGGCTGCGTCCCAGTCGGTGAAACAAAGTCGTCGAGGTAATCATCAGGGGCAACATTGACCTCCTCATTTAATGGCGATAGTTCCCACGTAATGCTCGTGATAACAGGTGGTGTCATATTATTTGATGGTGTCGTTCCGTAAAAGCCCCATTGCATCTCATGGAAGCGAGCATGTGGTGGCTCTATATTTACTTCGGTTGTGCCGGTTTCGGTAATAGTAAACGAGGTGCCGTCTTCACCGACTGTAATGGGTTGCCCTCTGTTGACTGAATACCAGCCGGTGAGCGTACAGCCCTCTGGCAACGGTTCGAGATTGATCTTATACCGCAACAGCCGTTTTTGCTTATAGCGCGCACCACCGTCAAAGATAAGAGACGCCCACGAGAAGTTAGGCGCTGAGCCACTTGAGTTATCCATGTAGTCTAGCCCGTAATGTGTGACACTACTCACATCGGTGTATTGCCACGAAACGTACAGTTGATCGACAAAGTTATACACACACCCCATCTGCAAGTTATTAGCAGACGTCCAGACTGCCGGATTCGTCGCATTGGCACTGAGCATGTATGAGCGACCGAAACTGTTAGGATAGGTCAGCTCGACCGCCCCCCACGCATAGACGCCGTACCTGACTTTAGGATTCTGCGAGATACTCGGGTAGCCCATAAGCAGGTCTGTGTTGCGTACAGCTGACATATTGGGATAGACAATTGTGCTATCTGGTAGCCCTGTATAATTGCCGTTCTGGTAGGCAATAAGCCGTATCTTCATGTCTGGTACGCCAGGCTGAGAAACGGCATACAGCGTCCCATTCACCGTAAAGTAGGTGATGTTACCCAACGTCTGCAGTGCATATGGGGAGCCTTGCGGGACTTGTGCGCGCGATATCCAGTTCTGCGAAATGCCGTCCCAGTAATAAATGTTGCCATCTTGCTCCTTGGCATTGCCACCCGTAGCCCTACGTTCGGCTGACATAACAAGGTAGGATGAATTAGTAGTGAGACTACAATTTTCGTATCCAACGTCGAGAGATACAGACCTTCTCTGATAAGATGAATTAGTCGGTGCAGCCGTCATGGTCATATCCCAAGTGCTAATGTAGTCACCGTTACCAATGGCCATAAATACGTTATTCCCGCTGTACAGCGTAGCAGGATGTAACCCATTCTTAGTCTTAGCCATGCGGTACGCGAATAGAATAAAGTCGATACCCGTCATATCTGGAGTGGCGTTATTGGTGGCGTTTCCCATACTATCATAGGCAAGTAAAATAGACCCCATACTTCTAAACGTATAGGTATCACTGCCTATAGATGACGTCATGTGGAAGTGATACATACTTTCCCTGCCAGTAGCGACCCCATCTACATAAGCCCTAACACCTGGAGCGGGAAAGACGAACTCATTATAGGCAGCAGCAGTGACGGCGGCGTTTAGAATAGTAACGGTAGAGACAACATTGTTGTTCCCATCATGCAGCGTGAAGATCAAATCTCCTGTACCTTTGGCTACAACATAGACGGGTATTGAATAAAAGGGCTCAATAGATGGCGTGAAAGAAGTGAAACTTGAAGTAAGAGAATCATTAATAGATGACGGAATGGTGACGTTCGTATAAGCCGGTACACCACTACCCGTCGCCCCAGCTTGGGGGTTAGCGCCAACTTGAGTGATCGAGGTCACACCAGCATTAGCGCCTACTAAAGTAAGGTTATTCCGAAAAGGACCTGAATAAGTACTTGTGGCATTGTCCCACAAAGCCGCTACCCCAGCGCCAATGTCGGCGCTCTGAGCCAGGACATTATACTGCCACGTGGGAGTGGTGCTGCTTATGCCACCATAGCCCGTTATAGGCCCGTATGAACTTATAGCTTGCTGTCCTGGAAAGTACAAATAGTCGCTTCTCTGGTTATACACAATGCTTCCGCCGCTCTGCTCGGGCAAAGTTCCCACGACCGTAACAGTGTTCGACGTATCTATCTTATAGACGGTGCCAGGTTTATCAACCGCCCACTTTATACCGTTCTGGTCTTGTACCATAGCTAGAATGAGGCCCGTTATAGCTGAAGTACTAATTGTGGTGAGGCCAGGATTGACGGTCATCTGTGACGGTACGCTACGATGGTCTAATGCTTCGTCATCGTAAAAACTGTTGGCAATCCCGTTCTTATAGTCAGTTGATGCACCGCCGTCAAAGCGACCCATCGACATTACTATCTTGCCAGTGTTTTTTACCTTATCGGCCATGCTAGTACCCTGGGCTTACGGGACTAATACCCATGAAGTCCCAGGCGTTCATACCAGTTATACCCATATCGCTAGAGACACGGGAGGTGGAGCGGGCGCTGTAAGACTCACGGAAGTCATCCATGCACTGCTGGAATAAAGCTAAGTGGTCTTGTGCAGTCTGACTATCCTTACGGGGGCCTGCGTAAAACTGAGCCGCTGCATAGTACGCCCCAGCCAATTGCACCATATCTGGCAAATCTTCCATCTGTCCTATTCTGAACTGAGCGGTTGCGGAAGTAGCACCTGGTAACTGGAAATTCTGCCCGAGTACGATGTGTGACTCATCAGTTATTGAGGCCACCTGATACGTGTGTCCGTCTGTGCCGTCAGTGGTCATAAAGTACAGGTTATTGCAGGGCACATTGATGATCGGCTGTGATAATGTCACTAGATTGCTGTCATTGACTACATCCGCTGTGACAGGTGTACTGGGATTAGCAGCGGTGTATATGTTAGTGGTGCTGTTAATATCATCTATAGCCATTTCCGGCGGCGTAGCTTCGTAGGTAACAATCAGCCCGTTATCTTGCGCTGCGCCAGGCTGCGGCCACAAACCCACTTGCGTGTGCCCTCTAACAAAATAGTAGGTAGGCCATGGGAAAGACAGTTGCGGCCAGACATTAACTTGGTTCCATTTTGCAATCGTCGGCACTTCAGTTAGAGGTAGTACCGCAAATAGCCCCTGTGCCACAACCTGAATAGTCGTCGGCCGGATACAATCGGGTGCGAGTTGATAGTATTGCTGATTGGCGACTAAGTTACTCGTCAGCGTTTTTTGCGTGTAACCCACGCGTGACGTGGTATATATCTTAGCAATGCCACGGTTGACGTCACGTTTCAAATCAATCAATAAATCGGCTGGGATATTCCGGGGATTGACTCCACAGAACTTGGCGGCTCGTTTGTATAAATCTGTGAACGTATCCATGTAATCTCCAATAAAAATAGCAGACCGTCGGCAGGTCTGCTTTTCTACATTTTAGCACGAAGTATAACTATTAGGTTCCTATCACGAACCATTCAAGGCTCGTTGTCACCCCTGCGCTACCACTAATGAAAATAGTCAGCGTTGAGGTAGTTGGAACAGACGAGTTAGGGGCTGTACCCAAGGAGACAGAACTAGGATTATACAAACCTATGAACGCAAATTGGATACTCGTAAAGATACTTGCGGGAAGCGATGCCGTATAGTTTGTGGCAGTCGTAGCCGAAAAGCTACTGCTATTTCCCCAACAAAGTTTTATGCCACCAAGGTTTATGTAATGCCCAGTGCCTCCACCTGAGCCAGTGTTGGTGTAAGGACTAACTTGTCCACTAAATATAGTAGAAAGTAAAGCTGCAAAAGGTATACCTGTAACGTTAGTCATAGTGCCAGAAGCAGGCGTGCCAAGATTAGGAGTAACTAGCGTTGGGCTTGTATCCATAACAAACTTGCTACCTGTACCCGTCTGAGAAGCTACAGAGGTGGCATTCCCGCTGGAGGTAATAGGGCCAGTCAAGTTGGCGTTAGTCGTTACATTCCCTGCTGTGAGACCAGAAGCCGTACCAGTAAGATTAGTAGCAACTCCCGAACTTGGTGTTCCTAACGCTGGCGTAACAAGTGTCGGTGAATTAGCTAGTACGACATTACCACTACCTGTCGTGGCACCCCATTCACTCGTTCCTGTCCCATTACCAACCATCACCGTACCGCTCGTTGGTGTGCTCGCCCCAGTCCCGAGTTTGGTTTCAAGCGCAACGATAGCATTAGTCTGAGCTGTCGAGACACCTGATGCGCTAGGATTATTAGTCGGTGATGTAGGGGAGGGTTCTTGTATTGAATCTATTGAGGTTGGGTATGACATGTTTATTCCTATTGTAGCGCTTGCGTTTCGGCCTGCGTAGATTCTATAGGTTCAGCCACGCTCACATTCGCCATAGGCGTTGCGGTAAGGGCGGTTTGGATGTCGGATAAGGCGTTTACTGCTGTTTGTTGTGCAGTATTCAGATTAGTTACATCGGTGTTTATGACATCCGTCGGATCACCGTCTACAGAGTAGTTATACGTTTTGCTTATCACTGAACCGTCAGATCCAGAGAATGTTACCTGTGCTTGCAGAGTCGTAAAGTCATCATTCTTTACGTTTACCGAGTTTATGGTTGCGGTGTAGGTTATAGGGTTCATGAGTATGCCACCGTTACTGCTGGATTATTAGAACTGCCTGAACAGGTTATACCGTTCGCGGCTGGCATGTTGAAGGGGTAATACTGACCAGCAGTAGCACCAGCAGGTATGACGCCTATGACCGTACCCGAAGCGGCTGAAGCGTTGTCATAGATTGTTAGAGCCTGTGCGGTTCCGGCTGCGCTCACGAGTACGCCGGACAGATACCCTGCTGCGGCTTTCACGACGGTAGCCGACGAAGAAACTGCTACGGCAGAATTAAGCAGTGCGGAAGCCACTACAGGCATACCAACTACATTGCCAAGAACACCGACTAAGTTACCTGTGGTTGCTGCTGCTGGTGCAGAAGTCTTAGCAACAATTCCTTGATAAAACGCACTACCCGGTACCGATGAACCTACAGTATATGCAGACCCTATTGAACCAGAGATATTCACCGTAGTAAGCGGAGGGGGGGTTGCTCTTAATATCACCGTTCCGGCGAATGTACCAGAGGTAAGAGCTGAAACGGCTATCTGAAAGAAGTTACTTTGAATCGGCCCGCTATATACTGTGCCTGATGATGTTCCGAGAGATGATACATTAGCGTTGAAAGGCCCACTTGACCAATAGTTACTTTGTATATACGTTCCACCGCTTGCGGTAGCGAATACCCCTTGTAGTGCAAGCCCTGAACCGACAGAACTATATATAACCTCAATCCACGAATATCCCTCACAAGGTGTATTAGCCAAGACTGTAGATGCTCCTGTGGTAGTTGTTGAGAATGTGTATGTCTTAGTAGCACTCGCCGTAGCCAATCCATTAAACCCTGTATCTCCTGCGACGACATTGGCGGTGTTGGTGCCGTCGGTGATTTCTACGTTACCGATCGTGTTTGAACCGGCAGGGATTGAACCCGAACTGAGGTTAACGTTTACTTTAGAGCTGGAAACCGCTCCGGCTAGAGTGGCTAAGTTGCCACCTGATTCTTTGGCTATAGTAGCGTTAGAGTCCTGACGGACGTAGGCACCTGCGCCAGAGGCCGCCAAGCCTTTTAGGTTAGCATCATCTGAGGCAGTTACCACAGGTGCACTGTTTGCTGAGGTTGCTACGCCGTTCGGATTCGGTGGAATATAAGCCATGATCTATTTCTATTCTACTATCCAGTTAGAGTTATTACTAACGAAGTCCAGACTCATGTTAGTTATCGGCAGAGTGGCTGTAGAACTTCCATTGATCGTTTGTGAGCTCGTAGTGGCTACAGTGACTGTGTTCGTCCCCACATTTGTTACAGTATAGCGATTCGTATTACTAACGGCTGTGGGGAGTGTCAAAGTCGTAGTGCCAGTAACAAGATATACATAATCTGTTGCGGCGGTAGACCCAGCATTGGTTGCTGTGCTAATGCTATTGATCGAACGAGTAATACCACTACCGCCTGAACCGTTACTGGCTGCTGTAATACGCCCCTTAGCGTCAACAGTAAGGTTCGTGTTTGTATAACTACCGGCCGTGACAGCGGTAGCCGCTAGAGTTGGGTTCGGGTACGTGCCAGTCAAGTCACCACCGGCTGAGCCATTGGGTGGCAATGCGGTAGGCAATGCTGCCTCTACAAAAGCGGTGGTGGCAATCTGTGTCGTATTCGTGCCACCTGATGCAGTCGGAGCTGTGGGCGTTCCCGTAAGTGCTGGAGACGCTTTAGGAGCGAGTAATGCTTCGGCTGCTTCCGCGCGAGTCGTCTCTGTAGCTACGGCTGATGTGGCAAAACTCTCGGCGTTGGATTGTGCCGTAGCAGCTGCCCCTGAAGCATCCGCACCCACTTGAGTATACGTATAGTCGCCAGTTTGGGCTGTTACGGCTCCTGTACGGCCAAATACGCTTGATACAGGCGCAGGTGTAGGTACAGCCCATGCACTTGTACCACTACCAGTACCAGTTAGTACGGTGCCACTTGCGGGGGTACTGCTTCCTGTGCCGACTTTGGTTTCAACGGCCTCGACAGCGACGCCTATTTGATTATGCAAAGCCGTATGATCGGGCGGCCCGCTAAGATTAGTATTAGCGGGTACATTTGGTATGTCGTCTATTGAACTCGGATAACTCATACTTCACTCCATGAAGATGGTACAGCATTAGTTGTCTGGCTGACAGTTCCATCCCAAGTATAGGCTGAATCCCAAGTTCTATTTGCATTGTCCCATGTATCAATTACACCTTGTGTGTTCACAAACCATGCGCTCGGTATATCAGGTGTCGCAGTGTAGGTTGCCGTATCGACGACTACGCCACCACTATAACCTATACTCGAAGAGGAATAGCCAACATAGGGGTCAGAGTATAGAGCCTGATGAACCAGTGTACCGTCACTGTTCCACGTGCTGGGTAATACAGGCATCTTGTCTCCTTAAACTAGTTCAAATGCGAAGTATATACTGACGCCTGCACCAGGGTTAATAGCTAAGGTTTGGAAAGCTTCGCCTGCACAAGGGAGATTTACAGTCTGATTAGCCACGAGGCCGAAAGTGCCACCTTGACCGTTAAAAGTAACGGTTGAGGTTACAGCCGTTGCATCATGCACTAGATGCACACTTACTGCGTTTTCAGGAATGTTAAGCGTAACTGGTGAAGTTCCGGTAACTGGAGAAGTGACTGGCGTAGTAGGGGTAGCGTCTTCAGCGAGAAGTGAGTTAGCGGACTGTATCGCCGTATGGCTTCCATCACGCGGAAGATTGCTGAATGGTGATACGTAGTTATTTTCGTTTGCTCGATCAGGGGTCATGTATGTCCTTTCCTAAGCCGTTCGTGTAAATACGTAAGCTGTTGCTGAACTGAACATTAAGGTGAACCTGGCTAGTCCAGTAACACCACTTGGAACAGTCAATAGCCCGAAGTTTGCGGTTGAACCAGCGGCAGCGGCAGCGGATAGGATACCGTTAGTGGCGACTGCCATCGTAACTGTGTTAGCGCCAGCCGTGTTGTCAATGTAGAGATCAAAGGTACTTCCTTGAACAGCACCTAGAGCTGTGCCTAACAGTGTTCCGGTAGGAAGCGTAAGAGTGGTAGCTGCAGCTGAAGTACTGGTGATATACCCAGTAGCTACCTGAGCGGCAGTTAGAGTCGCAGTAGAGTTTACGGCTACGGGTGTGTGAGTAAAGGTTGTCGGGCCTTGAGAAGTCGCCCCTGTCCCACCGCTATATGTGCCGGTGTTGACTATGCCAGCAACAGTAAGGGTTCCAGTGCTTACCAAACTGCCACCTGTAATGGTAGAAGTCGTAGCGATCGGAAGAGCAGAGTAATATCCGCCATTAGTACTGACGTAAAACGAGTACGCGCTTTCGATAAGTAGTCCGCCTGGAGATGCCATGTAAAATCCTTTCGTAAAATAAAAGACCGGCCAGCGACCGGTCGGTTTGACTCAAGTATATCACTAATTAACTACCGACGCTAAAACTATTCTGATGATAGATTTGCAGTCGTCACACTGGTAATACACGGTAAATGAAGTCTCCACGTTTCGGTACACGCCCGTGTCAGCCTCGACAATCCTATCCACGTAAATCCCGATGACCCTGTGCCCGCAGTTGCCGCAGTAATGCCACCGAAAGTCCTCTTTCATTTGAGAGGGGATAATTATCAGATCGTAGTCTTTTGGTGCTTGACGGGGATTAGCGTAGCTCAACGGCTTCTCCAGTCCTTTTCATACTCATCTTCATCATACACTGGCCTGAGGTCAACATTGGCATAACCGCCCCATACTTGGTTGCGGATGTCATCGTCGCTCATTCGTGGCTGTTTCGGCCCAGGCTGATCGCCAACATAGTAGAGCGCACAGGTGGCTGCATCATACCAGTGATCGGGTACGCCGTTCTTGGTTTCTATTGTTTCGGGATCAGTCTCACTAAACGGTAAGATCGGGAGCGTCTCAATCAGCTTCCGGCAATTCTCGGTAATCATAATGCCTGGTTCTTCGTCTACCTGCGTGGCTAGAAGTGAATGGAGCTGTATTTGTCGGCTGACGCGTTCATCATGGGATAGATTAAAACCCTTGAGGATAGGTAACTTAAGCTCAGGATTATACTGTCGAGCTCTTTTTAACTCATAAAACATGCGGTCGGCTATGGTGTTGGCCTGGTCTTTATGGAAGTACATATCACCAGGTAGGATAAGACCCTCGACAGGCTCAGTTACCACGACATCGAGCACACGCTTCAGCCACTCTTCCGGCTCAACTCTCAGGTCAGTCATTTCCCTATAAATGTAGTAATGCCGCACGCCGTAGTAGTTCGGCGGTATAACAGCCAGCCATTCGAGTACAGCAGGGTCATGCCCGAAGCCCCAGTCCATGCCTATGTAGCGCTTGACGCCTTTCGCCATCACATCGAACGGTAGTCGGGGTATAACATGCCACGGCTTCGTACCTTCCCATTGCTTGAACTCTGAGAACACCTGGCCGGCGAATACATCCCAGTCACCGAAGCGCCAGGCTTTGTATAGAGCTGGGTTCGTGCGCTGCAAGTCTTCGAGCGTGGCAATGTAGGCTGCGTCGTTCTCATAGAGGTATGGATTATCTGTGACAAGTCCAGGGATAAAGACGCGCCATACACCTGTCTCGGATTTGAATATAGTCTGAACCGGAACCGGTGTAATAAATCGCTGCTTGACCCACATATGCCCGATGCCGCCAGGATTAGCGGTGAGCCATATCTGCGCTGGTATGTTCGGGTTTACTGATCGAACAGAACCCGCCAGCTTTGAGAACATATCCTCCTCAGCTATCTGCGTGGCCTCTTCGATGAGGGCAAAGTGATACTCACCGCCCATGTAGCGCTCGTAGTCGCGTGGGCCGTCCAAGTACCCAAAGACAAACTTAGCACCGCTCGGGAAGATGATCTGTCCACCTGCATCGTCACCACCACGGAAGACGGCACCCATTGGAATGTACATAGCCTTGGCGCGGTCAATCCAGGTTTGGAGGTCAACGCCTTTACGCCTGATAATTAGCGCACGGTAGTCAGGATATTGGATGTAGCGTACCGCCCGTACCATGCCGACCCACGTCTTGCCTGGGCCACGCGCACCCCCGAGTAGGACTTCACGCACGTAGTCAGGAACTTGCAGCGCGAGCGTCTGCATGCCTGGTAAGGGCTTTAGCTCTAGCATCTATTCGTCTTGCTTATTGAAGGCAGCCTCGTTACGGGCTTCGTCGTGTAGAACTACTTGCATGTTGGTCTTAGACTCCACTACTTGGAGAGGCTGACCATAAACCTCTGAAATCATCTCTTTGATGGTTTTCCAATCTCCTGAGTTTATACAGGTAGCTAGCTTGCGTTCAAACTGAGGAGCTGTTTTATCTTTAATGATGGAACCGAGTTTAGCTTCAGACAGTTTCATCATCTGTTCGAGCTTAAAACGGGGGGTTGACTCAATATCCCACAGACCTCTGCGTTGTGGATTACCCTCTGATTTTCCAAACTGTCTATTTTTTGGTGGTTTACCGTAGCCTACTTGGTAATCTTCTTCTGTTCCCATTGTCTTATTCCATTTCTGAAGTAGTTCTCTTGCCTGCATTCTTTGCTACAGTACTTTGCTACAGCATGTTTTGCGAAGAACTCTTTACCACATAGTATACAATCTTTGCGTAATGGTTCTCTGTTCTTCCAGTTCTCTGACAATTTATTCGAGTGGGACAATTTGGTATCCTCGTCTTGCCACCATTTCCCTGATTGCAGGGAATTATATAGAGCCATTCTCTTGCTATATTGCTCTTTCGCTTCTGGTGAAATGTTCTCTCTATTAACCTTCCATGTAACAAGACGTAGATTAGATATGTCGTTATTATTGCGATCTCTATCTTTGTGGTCTATTACGAACCCTTCAGGTATTACTCCATTGTGATAACGCCATACTTCTCTATGCAGATGTACTGTTGTTTTCTTACCATTTGTAGAGAGTGTTCTCTTATAATAACGGTTACCCTTGTGCAAGCCGTATCTCTTACCATTGAACTCTTGGTGATCTTTATCTAGTATCAGTACTTCCATACTCTTTATTATATCACGTTGAAGCTTCCACTTATTCAGATTCTACAGTCGCTTCTTTCACCTCTTGCGGACAACCTACTGCGTGGCTTTCCTCTTCTAGGCGTAATGATAGAACTAGAGATAGCCTGTCACCCTCTTTCTCGCGCACTATTGGTAACATCTGTTGGCGCAAGCAATAAGCGCACTGCACATGAAATGTTAGTTTATCGTAAAACCATTTCTTGCCACCTATCTCGGTGTATTCGATTGGGATGACTACTGCTTTCATAAATCAAAACCCAGTTCTTTAGGAGCTATGAGTATTCCTAGTAATAGACCTAGGATGAGGGCGCTGTAGTAGATCATGATGCTTTAAGTCCTGTAATTATTGCTTTATGTAATTCTTTGGGGGCATACTCAATAGCTAGATCGAGAATTTTATTAAATCCCTCTCGTTGTTGCTGTGAGCTATCCCCACGAGTCATAGAATGTTCATTTTGATGTTCATCACACCAGACATGGTATGTTCGGGTGCCGCGCATATCTAATATCTGATACTCACTACCATTAGTTCCATAATCCTGGTAGAACTCTCGAGTATCGCTGTACTCTTCCAAAGCTTTCATGGCTTCGTCGTGTGTCACTTAGTTCTCCAACAATAGTAACTTACGTATGCGAGCGTGAAAATGATTAAGCCAACTATAGCGCCTATAACAAAATGGAGAGACTGATTGTTCATTTTCTGTCTCTCCGCTTTACAAAGCTATAAACTACGCTAACTTTATCCCATTCGTAAACATATTCTCTATCGACGTCAAACGCCCATACAAATGTCCACTGTTCAGTTTCAAGGATATAGACAGGCGTTATATTTAGAGGGATGCCTGGAAATACATCTTTGTCTAAATCGAACTCTCGGTATTTACCAAAGGGTTCGTAATAACTTATTGAATAAAGACCATCAATCTCTTTCTTTGAAGGGGGAAATGCGTCAAACTCTTCTGACGCTTTCTCATCATGCTCTTCAGCAGGTAGCTCGATACCATAATGCTTGGCGATAAGCTCAGCCCATTCTCTAGGGCCGTGTATCTGATCTACCATTGTAAAACCGCCGTGTCTGAACACTCGTTTACTCAGCACGTATTGATAACTAGTAATATCGTCGTACCATTTCACTGTTAATTGAGCCTCCGGCATTTCCTGAGTCTCTTCAGTGGGTATTTTCTTGGTCATAATCCCTCTCTCTTAATCAAAGGCTTCTTTTTCCTGCGCAGCCTGTCGTGCATATCGTTTAACTCTTCTCTCACACGGATCCAGTCATTTATTAACATGCCTTCGGCTATTCCGATTATTAGTATAACGATGGATTCAAATAGCTTCATGATTGCCAAAACCACCTTTTATAACGGATACGGCAGATTATAACTGTAAAGGGCAAAAACAGGGTCAAGGCCAGGAACGTGACGACGAGGTCTATTGCATCTCTTGCTTTGCTCATTTCCCGAATACCTCCTTATACATGTAATCTATGGGGTTGGGGGCTATGACGGCTTGCTGCAAGAAGTGTCTATATGTTAATTCATAAGCCGGGAAGTCACACCGATAAGCTACGTGGGTTCTCGACTGTTCACAGGTAATGCAAATCTCTTCTTTACCGAACAAAGCCTTAGCGAAATCATGGTTAAAAATGAGAGTCTTCGCATCTCCTAGGGTATTTATGAACATCTGTTTTGCTCCTGGAACTTCAGGAAGGCGATCCCAATCTTTCAATTCGAACCCATTTTCTATAGCGTACTCTACAAGTTTTTCTAGCTTTTCAGATTGAGTCATGACTTGGCAGTTATTTTATTACACTCATAGTGAAGAGCATATTCTATACGCAATTGAGACAGTTCAGTCATCAAGTTATCATATGCTTCTTTACTCATTGTCACATATTCTACAGTTGTGTCTTTCATGATTTGGCACCTTCTTTCATCTCTTTTATGATAGTCTCAAATTCTTGAAGTGCATCTTTGTAACCCGCTCCGAATCCTTCAGGGTCATCGAATGCAGCTGTTAAACCTTGCAGTCGTTCCGCACAGTCAGAAATAGTCCTAACTCGCTCGCCTTTAAGTTCTGAGATCATGTATGCTGCGATGTACTCACTAATATCACGAGCTATAGCATAAACGCGGTCAAGGTCGGCAATACCATGCTTGTAGAGTATCTGAGCCAGCCTGAGATCACTCTGAAAGCGTATAGCGTACGCAGCCTCATTCAGCATATCTGCGGTAATGGGTTTATTCTGCGCTGTCTCTTTCGTTACTTTCATTAACTCGCCTCGTTGGTTGTTGGGTCGAGGACTATATCTATGAGCGTTAAAACATGCTTAGCGAACTCATTATTCTCTGGTGTGTCGCCTTTGCGGATGTTCAAGAACCAGGTCTCGCCAGGATTGTGTACGCTCTTTTCGTAGAACGGTATAGCCTTACAAACTGCATCGACTCCACCGTCTGCATTTCCAAGCGTACCGATCAGGCAGGCGCACTCACCTTCGTACTGTGAACCGTCCACTTCTCCCTTGATGAGCTTGTCGCGTAGAAATGGTACTTCTGCTTTCAAGTGTTCGAGGACAAACAGAATATCCCGGCTGCAAGAATTGACAAAGAACTTGGGTAGGTTAGCCAGTGGTATGCCGCGCATGTCGGCACCGCTCATGTCGGCACCGCGCATGTCGGCATCGCGCATGTTGGCATCGCGCATGTTGGCACCGCGCATGTCGGCACCGCGCATGTTGGCATCGCGCATGTTGGCACCG